AAACTTCTATTATAACTACTTACTGATAGCCCGGGTATTGTTCCTATAGATTGGAATTGAGGTGATCTTAGGTTAGAATTTGTCCACCAGTCTATAGCGGCTTGATCAGAACAAGTAGTTCTTCCTAAAAATGTTATGATTTGACCCGTATTAATAAAATAATCAGGGTCGATATAATATGGTCCGTCTAAAATTATGTCTTTTACTTGAGATATTCCATCATCACTCACAAACTCAGGATGTCCTAACCAGACGCCATCATCTACAATAATACAGTCAGTTCCTGATCCATCTTGCCCAGAAAAATACTTGGGCGTACTTTGTAAAAATCTAGATCTAACTGTATTAACGGAAAAAAAGTAATATGGATTTGTAAATTTCCTTCCCTCTAACACACCTTGTTGATCCTGTAAAGCAAGATATGAAAGATTTTCTACATTATGAGTTACCTCGGCATCTAAAGAGGTATCTTCTTGAAGAAACGCAGAGAATCCTGTCTCACTTTTTGTAACTACTCTAGAGTTACAAGGATCCATACCAACAAAAGAACTTATTTTTGTGAATAAAGTTGGGGTAGATTGAAATGGAGTTGTGAAAGAAAAATTGTTTACTGCATCATTTATAGAATTTAAAAAAGTACCTCCTTGAACTAAGGTATTACCCACAGTAGCATTAATGTTATTAAATGCTATCCAACCAATTGTCTCAGTAAGATGTGTGCCACTATTAGTTAATTCCTCCTCTTGCAATGTTATTTCAAATGTAGAACGAGTTATATTCCTAGTTCTTGTTGTTAACCACCCAGGTTCCGCGTTACTCATTACTTGAGTAAGAACATTTATATTAGAAACTAGGTCAGCATTAAAAGTAACAGAAGAAAAACCAGCAGTGGAAAGAACTGAGGTATTTATTTTACCCGCCGAAATTCTAGAACCATTAGAAAGTTCATAATTCCCGGCATCTAAAATAATCCAGTGAACAGTTTCGGTTGTATGGACACCATCCTGATCAGAGGTTTCAGATATTGCAATCTGGAATGTTTTATTTGTTGTATTAATATTAAGTATTCTTACAGTTGCAGTAGCAGCACCCACATAGGATGGATCAGAGATAATTATAACTGGATCCGTGTAATTACCAGAATAACTTATTGTAGATGCTAGATGGGTTATAGATGCAGTTCCGTATTCTGCAAATGTACTTAATTCTTCATATTGATATTTATTCCAAAGATCTTCTTTAGAATTTGATCTTAAAACTCCCCAATTTGTTCTATTTAACTCCGCGTTACTAGCAGTTAATGGAACTTCTCCGAGGATGTTTCTATAAGCTTTTACTGATTGCTGAAATCTATTTAAATTACCTAAATTAAATGTTTCAAATTTGGGGAAATGATTTTTTAAGTCTTCGTCATGGGCATGGTAAGTATAATCTATTTCTACAAAACTAATCTTATCGTTACTCTTTAATAATTCTGCCTCTTCTTCGTCTAGAAGATATGTACTACGAGTAGGAGAAAATAATTTCTCATCAACACAACAACAGGATCGGACCGGGATATTATCCTCTAAAGTCCCATCCTGTGTTAGTAATTTATGTATCTCTTCCCAATCGGAGGGTAACTTTACACCTACTACGTAGTGCCTTTTCATTAGACGCTATCCTCCAAATTGTATTATATCAGTTATAAGTGAATGTATCTAATACGAATGTTAATTCGATGGTTGAAACATTAGAAGAGGTACGATCGGCAGCTCCAAAGTTAAGAGCTGTCATTTGAGCGTCTGGAATTGTGATTGTTCTTTGTCCTAATGGAGTAGGATCTTCACCACAGGATACTGGGGTAACTGTAAGAGTTACAAATTCGCATCCATAAGCCTTCCAGAAATCAACGATATCTGCGTGTTGCTCGGGGTCAAAAGGAACCGAGATAGTAACTTCTGAAAGTGTACGTGGCCCTTTGATATTAAAAATACGACCTCTTACGCCATCGGCATATTGCGATGTACCTGAGGTATCACGGATTCCACTGAAATTTGTGAAATAATGTTGCCAGGGAGAAGCCTGGATCCAAAACTGAGATTGGGTTATTGGCTTATAGGAAAGCATAGTTAAAGGCCTATACTAATAAAGTATCTATTATTATTTAAACGATATGATAATGTGAAAACTACATAAAGTACGGAGCAAAGTGCTTCCAATAACCGGCCTTCTCACAGTCTATAACTACACATTCTTTGTGGACTGAGGCTCTGTTAAGCCTATATATCTTCTTATACAGATCTAAGAGCTCTTCTACATTGCACTTAGATCCATCATCTATAGTTATCTGTAATTCGTGAGTATGTAATTTAGGTTCTAAGATATTTAACGCAGTAGATTGGTCTGGGGTGAAGTAATTGAGTTTTTTGACTTCTTCAATAAGTCTTCTACATCCATTAACAATTTCACCCGGTGAGATATACTCATCAACATGGATCTTAGCTGCTGAAGCTTCGGCGTCAGAATTATCACTTACGATTCTTTGGAAACCAACATCATCGAGAGTTCCCATAAACTTAGAGGCAATTTGTTTAGCAATTTTATCTTTTCTAGTTTTAGAATCACCAAACTCGTCATACTCCTCAAAGTCAAATAGATCAAGAGAATCACCTGGCAACGCACCAAATGCTCCTTTAGCTCCATCAGCTGCTCGGTCAGGCGCGTTAAGATCTTTGGGTTCTCCCATAGGAGCCGCACCTTGTTCTTCTCCACCGGGGGCTCCTCCCATCATTCCACCCATGGCGCCTCCCATCATCTGAGCAGGGTCCATTTTGGCAAGGCTAGGAATCTCTAATTTATCTCGTACCCAATCTAAGTCTTTTACCTCATAACCAATCGCTTGGAGCTGAGTTAACATTTGGACAATTTTTACAGGGTCTTCTCTCTGTTCAAGATCATCAAAATTCCTACGTAGTCTTGGAATTGCAGCGCCTGGATAATTGAGTTCTACAATCCAGCGAATAAGAGTAGAATTCAGAGTTTCATCAAGTTCTTCTGAGAATGCTTTTGCTTTTCTCATGCGGACAGAGTCAGAAACCTGATCCCTGGCATATGATCCAACATTTCCAGTCTCTTGGCCTACTGTGTTTTCTCCGTTGATGACGAAAGAAATTTGTTGATCTACATACTCAATCAAGCCTTCATATACTTCTACGCGCCCCTGAGATTGAAGCCACTCAATGCTCATCTCATCAGGTATAACAACAGCGGTCTCTTGCCCTAGTCTTTGTAACGCAGTAAATAATGAATTTACTTCCTCCTCTGGAGTACCTAAACTAAATTTACCTACGGCCGTGGGAGTTGTATGCTTATCGGCATACTGTAACCAAAAACTTAGAAGCGTTCTACGAAACTCAACTAAAGAATATAACTGACGTCCCAATCCTGCGCCATACGGATCCATAAAGTTACTATAGGCCCAGTGCCTATGGATAACCATAGATCTGAGGGGCAACGGAATACCTTCTACTGGAGAAGAGACCGTCATCAGACGGGGGGAAATTGTTCCGTCTTCATTGAGCACAAAAAGGAATCTTCGCGGGTCACGAATTTTAACTTCAGATGGAACAATATAATTTCCTTGCTTCATCCAGCAAATCTCGCCGATACTCATACCAAGTATGAGAGACTCGCAAAGCCCGCGAATAAATGTATCAAATGCAGAGTTAGAACTAACTAGCATCTCTTTACCATAACTTTGACGGGTATTTGTACCCATTCTCTTTAATACTTGGCGAACAAACTCTGCTACCTCCTCATCTTTGTCAGAAGGACTTGCTGGATCTACCTCCCATTTTCTTTGAATAATCTCCCCTGTTAATTTCTCCCAAGCGGCAATAATGTGACTATCATTAAATAGCCTCATGTATTTTTCAATAGCTCGTGGCCCACCGCCGCCTTCTTCGATGAGAATATCATCTCTACGAGGAAGAATGGTGCCTACGTTTAAGTAAGGAGTTCCAGCAAAGGCATAAGGATCTGCCTTATACCCAGCAAGACTGCCCTGACTTACTCCTAAAGAAAAATACCTATCAAAATAACCTGTCTTGATAGCCCGTTTTGGGAGACTATTGTCAGCCATTAACTCTTCTCTGACTTGTTTTCATCTTTATCTTTAAACTTAGAAGAGTCGATAAAGACAACGTCAGCATTCAAGATTTTTTCATAGAGTTCTTCCCGAGAAATTTTATTTTCATTGAACTCTTTGATTGCTTCTTCAGCACCATCTACCATTACTGATTGGGTGTTTGTAATTATATTTATACCTGATTGTTCTCCCATTTCTGTTGTTCCTCCTTAGTCATAGTGAGAATTTCTTCAAGTTTACTTCGCCACTTAGGCTCATAACTAGTTACATACTGATGCCATTTTTTAGGCCATTCTTTAGAAGAATATTCCTCTTCAAGTTCTTCTGGGACTTGAGTTGTAAATACCTTGCGAATAGCCCCGACTCCACTTGCGATAAAGTTTTTACGTTGTTTGATATAATATTTTTCAAGAACTTCAAGTGGGACATGAGAAAATTCCTGTTCAAACTGTCTAAATAGTGGAGAATTTTTAATATCAAGCGAAGCATCTACACGGTTTTTATTATCCATGTACTGATACGCTTCATCAAGAATATCAGAAATCAATGAAGAATTAAATGGATAGTCTTCATCATTATTAATTTCTTTCCAGAATTTTTTTAATCCCTCATACGCGGCTACAATACTAACTTTGCTGAATTTAGAAAATCTTTCTTTAAGCTCTGCCTTAATGTTCTCGACAAGATCTTTATCATTTGCGTCTGGCCAGATATTCATCCTATAAGAACATCCAGAAGCCCATAAGAACGCAAGAAGTAGAGATCTAATTCTGGTACTCTTGAGATCCTTGAGAGCTACTACGTGATTTTCTTTAATATACTCTAGCCATTTATCTAGGATTTCTTGGGACTTTTTATGAGACCCCTCCCATACTTTTGTTTTAGCAATAAGCCCCAGATGTTTCTCATTGCATGCACCATATGAAGTTAATACGTTGTATTTAACCTCTTCATCAGAAAACTCTTCTGAGACTTCTTTTGATGGAGAATACTGAGTTCTGGGTTTAATTGACTGGCTACTCCTAATCTTTTCTAGCTCTATTTCGTGTTCAAATGTTGCTGTTGTTTTCCACCGATCATGTTCTAAAAGAGCCTCCAAAATTTCCCTAGAAGTGATGGAATCGTCTAGATTATGCAGGGATTGGAACGTCTGCGCTAGTTGATAAAGATCCAAGTCTACGAATTTCAATGTCAATCATACCAATTATATCACGATAGGACCAGCAGTCGATGATATTGTCATGAATCTTAGGGTAGACCCTTCTTGAGTCAATGCCGCTCATCAAAATTCTATCTAAGTGCTCATAGATAGACTTTCCGGGCTCTTCATATAAAAAGACAATCGGGGCAGATTCTTTTGTAGTCGATTCAATATATGATAATACTTTAAAAAATTCCGAAAGTAATTGACAATCAAATCCGCAAAAAACGATAAACTTAGCAGATTTAATGTTGGCGTCCGTAAGTGTTTGTCTAGTTTTTATTTCTACATTATCTTTTTCTGTTAAAAGATTTTCAATGTGAACAAACATTTTATTAATGTCTGATTCTGAATCGATTGCTTTG